CTGCTGTTCGTAATCCAGTAATTGTTGCAAGGTTGGTTGCAATTCCCGTTCTAAGATCTGCGACTGATGCCATTATGCAAAGTTTCTTGTCTTGCGATACGGAGCAATCAACTGCTCAACATCGGGGTCAAGGTAACGGCTAACACGGACTGCGCCCATATCGCCAAATCCCGCAACTCCAAGTGGTGAATCTAATCGTTTGAACAAACGTGACGATTGAATTACACAAGCCTGTGTGATTGCGATAGGGACAGATGGCCAACCAAACACCGCAGTTACTTTTACTAAAGCCTGATCTGCTTCGACAGGATACAAGTAATCCTCAACTGCACGAATGCGTGTGTAAGGAACAGACAAACCATCGGTGTATCCGTTAGTTGGTTCTAGTTGGTAATCGGTAACTTTCCAAGTTGTATCGAATACGCCATCACCGGCAGATGAAGTTTGTAACGTGATTGCCGTTCCAGCAATATCGTCAGTCTGCACAATGTAAGAATCGTCTGCCGCGTAATAACGCGTGGCAGTTCCAGATGAATAGAACGATCGCATTGCAAATCCATCGATAGCGCGTGATGCGGATTCAACCGCCATCTCGATTAGTGTGTCATCGATATTGTCTGTAATGCGCATTGCTGCTTTTACTTGTACCAATGTGGCATAGCCATTTGTGATTGCCAAAGTTTGCTCCCTGAGTCTGTATCTATTCTATGACAGACAAAAGAAAACCCCTGACGGATCAGGGGGTGTCTTTTTCGTGTGTAATTAGCCGTTGAGGATCTTGTCTATTTTTTTAATACAACGGGTGCAGCCGAAATCATCTGCATAATGTGGTTCTGTTGGAAAAACTATGAAACGAGAATTGCAAATGGCGTTTGTTTTTTCATCGTTACCTAAGTGAACGATGTTTGTTTTGCAATCCTGAACCAATGTAAAACCTAGTTCTATTGCTTTTGTTTTGTAACTAATCATTGCTTGCTCCTCTGTCCTAGCGGGTAACCCCGCGCTGTTAGAACAAGCATACGCCTATGTATAACAAATGTCTAGTTGATTTGAGAAGTTTTTTTGCCTAGTGACATAAGGGTTTTTGATAGCCAATCCGAAATAGTTGCCCGCGCCTGTCCATCGTTAGGAACAAAATGCCCCTCATATTCATAGTCCACATCTATGTCTAATGTCGCATCATAAGTCGCGCCTGACAGTGCAGTTCCCAACCAAAAAACCCAATCATCAAATGGTGCGATGCTCTGGTCGAATGCAATTTTTTCCCAGAGCCATTTTCTAAACGGTGAACCACACGGAATCATATTTGCACGCATACTTAAAATTTCATCTGGGTTAGTTTTAACAGGTGTCCAGAGTTGTCCTGTGTCGTATTGAAAACCAAGTGCTAATACATCTGCTGTGCAATTATCAATCTTGTCTAACGCGTGTGGGCGATAACGATCATCAACGCCGATCCACGCGATCCAATCTGTATCACAATTCTTAATAGCAAGGTTCATCATATTGCTGTACTGAAAATCACCAGACCAAGCAATGACTTTTATTCCATCCAAATTCAGATTGTCAAGAATAATTTGGTCCCAGAGAACTAAAACAATTTCATCTGGTTTTCGATTTAGTTGATGTATAGATTCGATCCAGCCATTAAGTTTCTCAGGATAGCCGTGACAGATGCCAACTATTCCTACTGTTGCACCAATTTCCAAAAGGTATCCCCCGCCCTGTCAATCATTTGTCTTAGCGCATCTGGATCATCCCAATCCTGTACAGATGTAATTCCAACATTGTCGTTCGTGTGTATTTTGCAACCAGACAGCACGGCTTCCATAACAGCGCGGCACTCAGATTCAAATGCCAACGGTAAATGTACAAACCATTCCACCCGCGCCATAGCATCTAGAACCACGGAACGATCCACATCAGTTAGATCAAGAAATGGCAAATCATTTTCTAATGCCCACGCGTGCGCTTTCAATCTGCCTTTTAACGGATGATTGCGAGCAGCCCAAAGTGCCATAGCCTTTTTATCGAAATGGTTGTGGCATTTACTTGTATCGAAATAAGAAAGCACCTGTGCGGTTTTACGCGGTTTTGCCCAAGATAACTCACGGCGCATATGCGCTGGCGTATGAGTAACGAATAGCCGACTGCCGCGAATCAAAGCGTTCAGACCTGCGCGTGGTGTTTGTAAATGATGTACGAACACAAACGGGTCATACTCACTTAGCCGAAATAACTGCTGATCAGTGAACAGGTCTGTGCCTGTAACCACTACGGAATCGAATTGGTGTATGTCGTGTGTATCGAATGTGTATGGCGTGACGATTTGTATATCAAAATCTAAAGGTGCTTGCTGCTGGTATTCCCAATCAGACATCTCAGCCCCGCCCGCGAACATTCCACTGAATACCGATTGCTGCCCCTCAGAGCCAATCTCAGGGGTTTTTACAACGTGGTGGGTATACCAGCCGACTTTCACGCACTTGGCCGTTCTACGCTGCGCTGTGCCAGAATTTCCAATGCTGGTTTCCAATGCTTGTTATACACCGCATCTGCTTCATAACCTTTAGCGAAATCAATTGCTTTCTGAGATCGTTCCTGCCCGCGCTCATAGGCTGCTTCCAATGCTTCGACAATTTTTGGAATAGACGGCATATGGAACCACGCTGTTTGTGGCGCATCCCAAAGCGGTTGCCCATCTACTAACCAGCCGTCACCTAGTAGTTCTGTGGATGCCGCAAACTCAGAAACAATGACAGGTGTTCCGCAGGCTTGTGCTTCGATCGTAGGAATTCCAAAACCCTCACCATAGGAAGTAGCGAGCAGAACATCCATCGCCGTGTAAATCGTTGCAAGTGTTTGCTGATCAATGCCGGTGCGGTACAAATACGGATCGATGAACTTGTACTGATGTTTCTGTAATCCGACTGCCGCCAATAAATCAATTAGTTTAATTCCGCCTAGCGCACCCATCCAGTCTGTGTGTAAGTACAAGATTGCATCATCGTGATTCTGAGCAAACATTGAAAACGCCAAGATGTTTTCGCCAAACGCTTTTCTATTTGGACTGATGCCTTTATTTGCTGCATTCATTCCGACAACAAATTTGTCGTTTGGGATATCAATGAAATCTCTGCCAGTAATTCCTTTATGTCTTTTCATTGGCTTAAACACAGATTCAATTCCGTGCGGAATGTACAACGCTTCGATGCCAACATTTTCTAACATCGCTTGCCCGTACTGACTCATTGCGATCGGTGTGACAAAATCTTGCCGACACCAAGCAGCAACTTGTGGCGGTGCTGGAATGTGATCTATGGGAACCCAACTGGCAACATTCCAGTCTGCCCATCGTGGACCTTTGAAAACCCACACATCATAAAGTGTAAAAAGAATGTGCGGTTGCTTCGGATCGCGCAAAGTCCAGTCGTGCATATGCGCAGGCACAACATCATTCGAATACAAGTCTGCGCCACGTTGGTAAACGGGGATGCCGTTCCAGTCTGTGTTGCTTCCCTCTAATCCGTAGTTGTTAAAAATTGCAACATCGTGTCCTTGTTCTTTCATTCGTTGCGTTACTTGCGCAGTTTGTGTTCCGTAACCAGTCGCAGCCCACGGCGCGTTGCTATTCCAACCGATTCTTAATGATGATTTGTTTTGCACAGATGCTCCCTTGATTTATGAACAGCCTAATTTAACAACTCTGCAAAGTCTAATAACCACGCCAGAAAACAGTTGTGTAATTAACTAGACAAATGTTATACAACACTTTAGAATTGTAGTAACAGCGAGGCGCAAGCCTCTAGGACAAAGGATCAAGAAATGAAAACAACTACCGCAAAGAAAATGATTGCAACTGAAGTAAAGGCTGCACGTCATTGGACAAAAAATTATCTTGAAGGCATTAACGATGCAATTGAATCAGGTGACTGGGAAGCAGCAGAATACATCGCATCTCAGTTAGCACCAATCTGGGGCGAAATAGAAAACACAATTGTTGATATGCGTAACTCAATGGAATTGCCAGTGCGAGTAATTACGGATGGTGAATAAAAATGAAATGCTGCAACATCGTTTACTGGAAACACGATGACGGATGGGATGTATTCCGCAGATCAGATTGCTTCAAGAATTGGGATGGCAGTTTTGTTCCAACAGGATTCGATTGCGCACTCATTGAGGATTACCCAACAAAGCAAGCAGCGATCGTGGAAATGAAAGACTGGCACAAATACGGAATCTGTTTGGTCAGTACCGCTTGGTGATTCTAAAAAAGAAAAAGTAAACCCCGTTGGCCTGCGCTCCAACGGGGTTCACGTTTGTTCCTAATTACTAGGAAGCAGCACCTGCGAAATACTTCACGTGTGAAGTCTGAACAAGGTTGCCATCCACGCGCATAGTTGCACGGAATGTAATCAGGTCATTCTGGAATGCGTAATCATCGGAACGATCAAGACGCAAACCGCCAACTGTACGCACGAAGTAACTTGGAAGGTGTCCAAAGATTACTGACTTTGCGCTAGTGGCTGGTGACACGATGGCTGGATTCTCAAAGATAGGGTAACCAAGCAAAAGATCACGAGCATCAGCAGTTAGGGATGGGCTGAACAAGTACTGTCCTGCTGAATCCTTTAACTTGCGAACAGCAGCGATGCTTGTTGCATTCATCTGCCAACCTGTTCCTGGCAAAGTACGACCAGCAGTATCAACCTTGTAAACAAGATCGATCAAGTTGTCAGCGGTGAATGCACCAGATACGCCAGTTCCGCCAGTAACGCCTGAGCCTGCGGCAGTAACGATACCTGTTGGCTGTACAGTGCCAGTTCCAACAGTAAGTGCGTTATTGACTGCATAACCAAGAGCATTACCAGTCTGTGACGCTAGGAATCCAAGAATATCCACGCCTGCATCCTCAACCATTTCACGGCTGATCTGAGTTAGGAATGAGTACTTGTATGCACCAAGCGTGACGAACTGATTGAATGTTGGATCGCTTTCACCAATTGCTCCTGCTTCAGATGTAACCGTACCTGTGCTGTATGCGCTTAGGCTTGGGATCTGCAAGTTTTCGCCACCTGCGGTTGCAAGTGTGGTGGAAGTTTCTAGCATTGGTCCAACGTGACGGGCAAGCATGATTACTTGATCGTAGAATGAAGTTGGAACTGGTGCGCCAGTTGAACCCTTTGTGACATCGCGCTTCTCAAATGAATGTGAGCGAATTTCGCCACGAGCAAGTGAACGGATTAGATCGGATTCATTGATTGCTGGAACAGCAACCTCTGGACGTGCCTGTGATTCAAAACCACTCATTGCTTCGGCAGCGCGTTCCTCACGCTCTGCTTGTGCTTTGATGGTGTCGATAGTTGCCGCACGCTGATCTAGATCAACCATAATGCGGTCATACTTTTCGTTTTCTTCTGAACTGAGGTCGCGCTTTTCTGCTGCTGCGGAATCTAGCAATGCTTTTGCTTCATCCCACGCTTTTGCACGAGCCTCTACTTGCTGACGAATGTAGTCAGACATTTAGAACTCCTAAGTTGTTTGTTGTTTTATGAAGTCTGTGTGGCTCCACAACAGAAAGCACGATGGTGGCTCCACTCGATCGCACATAACAATTATGACACAAATAAAAATAGGCTCAGATGCTTCCCCACATCCAAACCTATTTCTGTAAACACACTATCGTGTTTCTGTAATTTTTTCCAATCGGGTTTCATCCACCGGTGAAAAGGATTTGACCTCAGCGGGTTTTTTCTCGCCAAATTCCGCAACTATGGCTTCAGATATAGCATCGGCGAAATCAACAAAAACACCAGACTGAGGATTACCAAGCACAGAGAGATAAACCCTTTTGACATTTTCCGCATCCATTAAAATACCTTTGACATAAGATCAAGTTGCTTGCGCTTAAGTTCCAGCAGTTCGAGATTACTTGGCTGATCGGCTCGTAACTTAGAAACTACCTCAGCAATTAAATCAGCGTGTTCCGCTTCCAAAGTTTCGCCTGCTTCCAGTCGTGTAATCGCATCACTTAACGCATCTACATCGACAGCAGTACGCGTAGCAAGAATGTCTAGCGATCGCACAGATGCAGTTGTCGCTTGGTAAGCGGGGAATCCAGTCACAATAGAAACTTCGTGCAAACGCACCTGATGAAGTTCGCGGGTTGCTCCATCCTCTGACCACTTATCGCCACGCGGGGGAACGCTAAAACCAAATGACATTGAATTAACATCGCCACGTTGCATTAGTACCGATAGATCACGACCAGCAGTTGTATCTGGCAGATCTGCTTCTGCAAGTAATCCGCGTGAATCCTCTGACAAACGCAAAGTACCAGCGCGACTAGAACCAAGAACAACATCGGTGTTGTGATTCATAAACAGTTTAATTTCGTTGCGCGACTTTAGTGAACGCTGGAATGCTCCACCCTTAATTACTTCTGTAAATGGCAACGGTTCTGATGGTGAATCGAACACGGCGGCATAACCAGTGAAACTCATACCATCGCTGGATGCTTCCCCGTTACGCACATCAAATTCGACTGTGTTTACACGACGTTCTACTGTAGTTGTCATTTGTTGCCTTTCATCTTTGTTCAAGTTTAGTGCAATGGTTTTCCATTTTTCGTTCTGCTCTGCATTACGATCTTGTTGCTCTGCTCTAATTCTTTCCACAACGCGTTCAGCATAAGCCATAGTGCGCCTTGCTTGTTGTTTAGTCGCTCCTGATCCCCACAAGAAATGTGCGACTACTCCTGCGCTTGGGTAGTTCTCGTTGCTAGGACTGGCGGCAGGGGCATCTAAGTCAGGCATATGACGTGCAATCCACGCTGCAATCCGAATCCACTTATCATCAGAAACTTGCCCGTCAGCCATAAGTCTTGCTTCACGAACAGTTTTATCTGTTAAGCCATCGCCCGCTTTTCCATCGGCATAGAACGCTAGACCACGGCGAGCAGCAGCACGCATAAAACTAGGTGCGCTTTGATTTATTGCACGCTCATCGTATTCCTCGAATGATCGTGAGGATTTAGGATGTCCTGCTGGTAATAAATCGTTGTCCTGTTTGTAGTTTGCGTTTTCAGGTTTTCCATTACGCAACAGAAACAAATAAGCATTTACTCTGCCCATCGCCCATTGTCCGCGTGTCATTCCTGGTCTGTGCGAAACTGAGTATGCGCCAGCACCTCTGCGGTAAACCGCTTTGAGCGAACCTAAAGTTGCGCGTGTCCAATCTGGTCGATTGTCTTTCGACATAGCATCATTGTGTTCGCTGACTTTATTTTTTAATGCTGTGGTTGTTTTTGCATCAAAGGTAATACCGCTACCAGATCCCTCAGCACTTCCTGCTGGATTAGTTTTACTGCCTTTGATTTGATCTTTCTTAGGTGCGGGTGCACGGTTTTCATCAACATTATTTTCATTTTTTGGTACATCTGGAATGTCAGATACACCTAATGCCGTAATGCCTAAATCTCTAAAGGCTGCCCGATTATCTGGATTGTTATCTATCGCAAGAATGACATTGTATTCCTCTAATAACTTTGCCGCAGTTGCTTTTTTAAATTCAACAGAATCAACTGAACTGTTTTCTTTCATAAACAAACGGTCATAGTCAATTCCTAAAGAATCTAATTCAGCAACAGTTTCATCGCGATCGGCTACGACACGAGCAGTGACGATAAAAATTTCTGTATCTGACATATCCTCTAGAAAGTTGTAAGTGCGTTCTATTAACTGACCGTTGTTAGAAATTAATGTGCCGTCAATATCTACAATTACAGCCTGTGGTCCAGATTCGATTCTTACATCATCTTCCATTTCGGAATCATCTTGCATTTCCTCTTGACCCTGATAATCCATTTTGGTTAATGGCGCAAAACCTTTAACTACAAACTCATCAGTTTCAGTAAGTATTCCATTGTCATTTGTATAAACCTGAATTGTTGCAAGCGGTCTGGCTTGTGTTGCAACTATGTCCCCGCCTAAAGGATTTTTAACTGCTCCGAAAGTCGATACAGAAGTGATCTCGCCATACATTGTGTTTCCTGCGTTATCCCAGAAAACATAATCACCAACTTTAAGTTCATCATTTAATGCGCGTTCACCGCCCACTTCGACATCCTCTGCAATTGAAATAGCAACCATCTGATCTATGGCTGCTTGCTTAGTTTTATGACAGCCCATTATTTCGCCATCCTCTTTAATAGTTGCCCATCCAGAACAACCCTCTGCGCTATCTGTAATGAAGTATGGCATTAGTACGATGTCTGCCTTAACCACGAAATCAAATGTGTACCTGTTTCTGAAATAGCATAAACAGATTCACCGGCATTTAAAATCAATTCCATACTTTCTAATTTTTGTATGGCAAAACCATTTGTAGTGCTTACAGAATCATTACCTAAAAATAGAACTTTAGTATTGTCCAAATTATGAATGTGTAGGCGTGACGGATTTGGGGAAATTCCATCGACTAACTGACGTGTTGTTCCTATCAATTGCTGACCAGATGTAATTGCCACAATTAAACCTCATAAACTGATTCAGGATTTTCGGGATCAATTTGTGCGATACCTTGCAACTGTACAGATGGTACGCCTGTGTGATCTATTGACGGCAGATTTAAAGCAGCCAAAACGCCAGCAGGATTAAAGCCAGCCAGAATAAGTTTCGATGCCATCGTGACACGCTTGTCTGTTTCCACGAGCGATGCAGCACCCAAATCCACGTTAGCCAAAGGTACACGGTAAACGTCACCACCATCGACAGGGCGCAGATCCTCGAACCTACGGATGTCATTGACTGATAAAAATCCTGCTTGTGAACCAATGCTGTATCCGTTCATTCGTGTAGCAAAATCACCGCGCAGTAATCCATCTACATTAAAGCGAATAAATGCACCCTCAGGAAGTAGTGTGCTGTAAGCATCCTCCATCTTTGCAATGTATGGGCGCAAAGTATGAGTTACAAAGTTAATGTTCTGCTGCTCTACGGAATTGTAAGACATAGCACCCGCAGATGTAATACCGATCATATGTGGCGGTACGCGGAAAATTCTTGCGATCTGTTCAACCGCAAACTTTTGCGAATCCAACATTTGTGCTTCATCAGGATTTACACCAGTGCGAACAAACTTTGCTCCACCCGTTAGGATGCCAGTCTTATGTGCTTTCTTGTAACCCTTATGGCGAGAATCAAAACCCTCAACTAATTCTTTTGCTTGTTCCCGATTTAGTCCCATAGGTGTTTCGATAACACCAGAAGTTGTAGCACCTTGTCCAAAGAATCTAGATGCAAAAGATTGTAATGCGCTAGCAAGTCCCAAGTTATCTTTTAATTCAGTCACGCGACTTATGCCACGCAGTTCGCCAGCCTTGCGCATTTCGGTAATGTGCAACATATCCCGCGCAACTACTGGGTATTGATTATTGTCATCAATGATGTAAATCAGTTCACGAGTTACTGGTGTCCGTGTTACCTGAACTCTGTTTGGATCTATTACAACAAGATTTGCAACCTGTCCTGTTTGATCTCTGTAAATACGCACGAACGCATTGCCATCAAGCAATAACGAAATAAGCACCTGCTGGTAATGCTCGGTGCGTAATAAATCAACATCTGGTCTTTGTATCCACGCTGGTTGTGGTCGATAAGGTACGCGGTTGCCATCAACACGGCGGAAAGAATCAACTGGAAGTGTAGAAATTGTGTCAGAAATTAAAAGCACGCAAGCGTAGAAAGCATTAATGCGCATTGAAGTAATTTGATCAATGTTCGTTCCTGCTTCGGTAGTAAATGCAAAGGAATCACCAGAACCCCAGATTGACTGGAAACTGATTGCGCGTTCCTCTTGTTTGTTGTTACTTAAACGCCCAAGCATTATTCGTTACCCCTCTCAAATGCTAAACCTACGAGAATGCAACTAATACCTGTTGCAACAATTCCTAAAGGCAAACTGAATAAACCTAACCCCAGAGAGATACACGCAAGACCAACTAATTGCAAAATTGTGGCTAACAACAAACACTCCCTAAAAACTAAAGAATTGTGGGACAACGGGTTCATCACGCGAAACTGTTGCCCTATCAAATCCAATGATACTAGCAACTGCCGCATCGATCTTGCGCGGTGATCCACGGTGTTCTTTAACAATGCGTGGTCCAATGCGATCTGTTTTGACAACGGCGTTTGATAAATGCCTAGTCAGCAAAGGATTGCCATCGTGAGTTAGTTTGCCAGAAACAACGGCATCGTAAAATTTTGCGCACGCTGGCACCATACGCGCTGGTGAAGTCGATGGCCATTCAACGATAGGTAAGCCAGCATCATCTAGAACTTGCATTGTACGTTGCCAACGGAATGGGTCACAGGCAATTTCTTTCACGTTATGTGTAGAACAGAACTGAATGATTGTGTTTTCCACATCTAAAATGTCCACACGCCAATCCTCATCATCATCTGGTTGCTTTTCCCAAGCCTTAATCATAAAAACGTGTGGCTGATCCTCTTGTGTTACACCGATAATGACAGACGCATCGCCAGAGAACGAACCATCAAAACCAAGCACGACTGGTGTATCTGCATCAATCTCACGTTCTATTGCTAATGGTTCCCACGATCCATTAGGTAACCAAGAAAGTTGCGAACTGACCCACTGGTTGCATCGCTTAGTTCTAAATTCTGATTCTGGTGTTCTTTTGACCATCGCTGCAAAATCTGCGGGATCATTTAAATCACCAAAGGCTGGATTTGCTGCTTTCCAAGTTTTTTCTATTGTGTGATCTGCTTCATTATCTGCTTCCCACCACGCCATAAAAAATGTTGGATCATCAACTTCACCGGCAGCGACACGTTTGCCGTACTGATACAAGTTGTACGCAATAGAATCTTGTCCAGTTGAATCCGATTTGACTCCAGCAGTTGTAATTGCAATTGCCATAGGTTCTCTACGCGCACCCATACCAAGTTGCATAACATCCCAGAGTTCACGATTCGGTGCGGCGTGCAACTCATCGAATAGGACAAGCGTAGGTGACAAACCTTCCTTGCTGTAACTTTCTGATGACAGTACGCGATAGACAGAGCCAGTTGCTGGAACTTCGATTGCATCGCGGTAAACTTTGCACAATTCAGATAGTTCTGGTTCTGCTTCAATCATTTTCTTAGCATCGCCGAAAACAATGCGCGCCTGTTCTTTATCGGCGGCACAAGAATAAACTTCACCACCCTGCGCGCCCATAATTAAAGACCATAAACCTATACCAGAACCCAGAGCAGATTTGCCATTCTTTCTTGCCATTCCGATTAGTGCAGTACGATGCTGAAACTTACCTGCGTCATTTACTGCAAACAAATTATCTAACAGTTCAATTTGCCACGGTCGCATTTGCATAGGATCGCCCGAATATCCCGCAACAGTTTCTTTAGTTTGAATTGCAAACGTGTTAATAAAATCTGTAACTTGCCAACCGCGTGATTTTTTCAGCGCAGTTTTATCCACAGGTGTAAGCCACGCAGGTGGCCAAGAATCAATTTTGGCTGGCACGCGACTTTAATTCCTCCAACTTAGATTGTCTTTTAACTTCTGCAACACCTAGTCTGGTGCGATCTGTCGGCGTGAATCCTAGTAAAGAAAGATTTGCAACAAGTTGTCTATCCAACTCACGCAATGCTTTTCGTTCGTCTGGTCGATTGCTACTCATTACCTGAATACGCAAATTCCAGCGTTCATCTAATAATTCGCAAGTCATAAGTAATAAATCTATGTCAGTTGTCGGACTGATCCAACTTTGTCCCATTCCCCAAATGCGATCCCATAGTTGTCTGCCAGCAGACAGTAACGGTCTGTGTGGTTCTGGAATTTCATAAGCAGATGGCAATAAAACCATTTCACCTTGATTCGGTAATGGTCGCTTGCCAGGATTGCCAATCATTCGTTTTTGTTCGGTTGGTTTTGGTGGCCGTCCACGCGTTGTCATTTTTGCAACCTTTAATTTGTTTTGCGTTCAACTAATTTTAGTTTGTATTTGTTTTCATCTGGTGGAACATAATCCGCTTTTTTTATTAGTGGTATTTCTTTAAACTTTTCGTAATTAACGTGATGATGCCAACGATTAAATTTCCAAGAAACTTTAGACACATCTGGATGCGCATCTACAAGCATTTGTGATTTAGGCAATGTGCCTTCCTCTGCATAAAATGCTTCTGTATTTCCGCCAGCCATTTTCTGTGTAGTTATTTTGTATTGTAAAAACGCATTGAATAAAACGGTTTGCCAGTAATTGCTTTTTAGAATGTCTAACGACAAGATCGTGTCCTCATTGTATCTGCCACGCCATCTGTACGGTAAATCATTGCGGATTAAGTTACAGGAATAAATGCGTGTGCCGACAACGAATGGTGGAAGTTTCGCACGACTAGGTGCAAACATCCAATACTGTGGACCAGCCATTGCAATGTTTTCATAACGCAACACAAATTCCTCCATCGCGGCAAAGATAGTTCCATCACCTACGGGTATGCGCTGATTTTTATGCAGTCTGGCAAACAGTTGGATGTTGTCGTCCATAGTCCAATGAAATTCGTGTCCCTCAGCAATCGAATGTTCCCAGAGAAAATTGCGCGCTGGTCCAGAACCAGTTGATTGTCCCTCTTGTAATTCCATAAGTGGGTCAAATGTTTTCTTGTAAATCGGATCAAGAATGATTAACTTTTGGGCAGGGAAAAATTTGTTGTATTCCGCAAACTGTTGTTCCTCGATTACTAAGCGATAGGGAACACCTATGCTGTCTAAGAATCTTGGAGTGGTTGCAATTTCGGCGCGACTTTTACTTGGTATGTAAACAGGAAATTGTAGTTGCATTATTCATCAGCGACATAATTTAATTTGACTGTTGAACCTATGTGACCATCATCTGTTGGCCACCACATAGAACCTTTTTTTGGTCGATCTATTTTTGTGAAAAAATCATTGGCATCTTGTTCGGTTGGAAAAGCAATCG